ATGCCGTCGAGCTAGAAAGTGGTGCTGCCACTGCTGGTTTTATTCGGTCCCGTCTCAGCGACGTATTCAAGATGGCAATCTCCAAGGGCGAGGTAGCGGACGGTAAAAACCCCGTCGATTCCACTTACCGGCCAGCATACGAAGTCAAGCGCGACCGACTATCGCTTGAGCAGTATCATGCTGTCAGGGAAGTCGCGCAGCCGTGGCTGGTCGATGCGATGGACTTGGCCCTGCTGACTGCACAGCGCCGGGAAGAGATCGCTGGAGCTATGTTCGCCGACTTCCGTGATGGGTTCATCTACTTCGTCCCTGGTAAGATGCAGGGAAAAGTGCGGCTGCAGCAGGACGCCAGCATCGGTCTTGCCGTTGTGAACAGGACAATTGCCGATGTGATCAAGCAGTGCCGAAACCGTGCGGTCAGCCAATTCATGGTCCACCACCAGAAACGCCACGCGACAGCGAAGCCCGGTGACGGGCTTTCGGTAGCAGCAATCACCCATGCGTTCAGTACAGCTTATAAAAAAGCCAAGGTTGTGCCGACAGTTGGACGAACGCCTGCTTCTTTCCATGAAATACGCAGTTTGTCCGAAAGATTGTATCGGGATCAGTATGGTCCTGAGTTCGCCCAGGCAATGTTGGGGCATAAGAATGCTACCATGACGGCGGAATATGACGATTTGCGCGGTTCCGGCTGGCAAGTTATTAGCGCCAAGTAGCACCTTCGTTTTTGGAATCTATTTAACGAATTTTTAACGAAGCGACCAACAATGGCTCAGGCCGTGGCTTCCCGGCCTCCCGACATTTTCATGGTATAAACCCGCTCTAAAAATAACATTATGCAACAAAATCAAATACTTAGTGCATTTGCGTCTAACAATCTAACGCTATCTTACGCAATCTAACGTGATAATAAGAGGCTGTAAAATCAATGACTTAACGAATCTATTTTAACGAAAATCACCATGAACAACGAATGGACAAATCAGGATTCTACCGCAGCCCGCTCCCAAGGCTGGGATGTGTTTGAAATCTGGGACGGGAGGCTGGAGTACGAGATACAGAAAAATGATAAATCCAACATCTTTTTGTCCGACGAAGCCGCCCGTCTGCACGTTAAAACTTTTTCAAATATCAACGACCTCTGCCGGAAGGCATGGGCACTCGCGTTCAGGAGCAAGACAAAATGACAACTCCTAACCGCCTGTTCAATGAGTTACTAGAATACAACTCTTTCAAAACAGACACTACCCTAGCGGCATGGCTCGGCATTCCAAGGTCAATGTTGAGCATGATGCGCGCCAAGGATCGTGACATAGGCGCTGGCCTCATCCTGAAGGTCTACGACCGCACCGGCTGGTCGGTTGAACGTATCCGCCAGCTGGCGGGTGCGGGGCCGCTATGAAGCGTTCTGAGCACCCCTACCGCGCCAAAGAAACCCTGTTCGATGTCTCGTTTGAGATGGGGTACGCGTGGAGCAAACAGACCCTGGAGGCGCAGGAATACATATTGGACACTATTGGTGGTTCCAGGGGTCTTGCAGAACAGGCTGTCCTATGGGCAGAGGAGTTCGAAACGATGTACCGACTCAAGGAAACCGACCCGCAAATCGGGGATTACCTCCAAGAACTAGATGAATTTTTCACAACCAAGTGGTCGGCGTTCATCGCCGAGCACGTAGCCAAAAGGATGACGGAATGAAACCAATGCTCGCCGTGGATCATGATCCAATGAAACTGAAGTATCCATGCTACGCCAGCCCCAAGCTAGACGGCCTGCGCGGTCTGGTACATGAAGGTAAGCTGCTGTCACGAAGTCTGAAGCTGATCCCGAACAAGCACGTCCAGGCGATCTTGTCGCAGCCCATGTTCGAGGGTATGGACGGTGAGCTGATTGCCGGCTCGCCGACCTCACCCAACGCCATGCAGGAGGCGACCAGCTTTTTCATGGCGCGGGATAAGGTCTCCGACGACTTCACGTTCTTTGTGTTCGACCTGCACAACGACCCTGACGAACCGTACATTGCCCGCCACGATGCCCTGATCAAGCGGTTCAACGGAGCCGCTACGATTGGCATGAACCTGCGCCTCCACGAACGTCGGCTGATCAACGATGAGGCCGAACTGCTGGAGTATGAAGCTGAGTGTCTGACCAAAGGGTATGAGGGGCTGATCCTGCGGTCACTGCACGGGCGCTATAAATTTGGTCGCTCAACATGCAATGAGGGCCTGCTGATGAAGGTGAAAAGATTTACCGACAGCGAGGCCAAAGTGATCGGGTTCGAGGAGCAGCTCGAAAACACCAATGAGAAGCAGGTCAACGAACTCGGTCGTTCCAAGCGATCAAGCCACAAGGCTGGCAAGGTCGGCAAAGGAACGCTGGGTGCGCTGGTTGTGCAGGATATCGTTTCCGGTGTGCAGTTCAACGTGGGTACCGGCTTGAACGACTGCATGCGCGATCACATCTGGGCAAACCGGCCCGAGCACGAAGGCAAGACCATCAAGTACAAGTCGTTCCTGGTCGGCGTGAAGGATGCGCCCCGTCACCCTGTGTTCATTTCGTTTCGCTCACCTTTGGATATGTCATGAACCCAATCATCCCCGAAGAACCAATCGATATGCAGCTCCGGCTGCAGTGGCCGCTGATCTGCCGCACTGCCTGCAGAGCCATGATCCTCAAGATGACTTTCGAGGAAGTGGTCTATGCAGCGATGAAAGCGACTGCGTCATGATCGACCACCTCGCAGCCGAACCGACCGGGTTCAATTACACCGACAAGCCACCACGCGGTGTGAAGCTAACCCTGCTCACTAAGGGCAAGGTTCAGGTCACGGGCGTGTGGGTGGACGACGGCAGCTTCATTGCGTGGGCACCTCTGCTTCGCCGAAATCGGGCCAAGGAAAGGGAACTGGGGATTTTATGAACCCGTTCGAAGACCATGAAACACGATTCAGTGAAGGCTGGTCGTTCCTCCAGTCACCGATTGGTCGGCGTAGCCGCCTGCATCCGAACAGGATCATAGGGTATGCGAGCGACACGCCGTTCGCCACCGATCAAGAAGCCCGCGACTTCGTCGTCAAGCGTGCCGCCGAGGGCAGCGAGTATCATCAGGTGTGTCTCGCGTACATCATGCAGGAGAGGATGACAAAATGAGCGTGCTCTATCCTAACGATACTCGCGGGCGTGCTGAAGGGTGGAAGTTCAGCACGCGCCCACGATTCGCTGGCGACGAACGGGTCGTCATCAAGAAGTATTACGGCAACAAGAAAGACCGCGACGCGAAAAGGCCGTTCGCGACTGACGAGGACGCTGTTGCCTTCGTCATGGAGCGTGCTGCCAGCGGCAGCGGGTACCATCAAGAATGTTTAGCCTACGCGCTCGCGCAACGACTTAAATACTAAAGCTAAAGCCCTCACGGGCTTTACACAAACACTGGGCGATCATTTATAATCGCGGCGCATAGCCCGGAAATATACCACTTCCATTTTTGATCCACCTCTACCTTCTATATACATATTATTACTCCCTTCTCTTCTCTTCTTCTATTAATTTATTTAAAGTAGAATGGAAGAATAGAAGAGGTATATAGATAAAGGGTTTGCGGGCGATTTGCTACTTCCGTTCTTCCGGTTTCAAGCCCAATTTCCCTACTCCGACACTGGCTCGGACGGCCCACCCGCTGAATGACCCTTACCGCCTGTGTCCAGCCAGTCATTAAACGGTACAGGCATGAGTGCGTTGGCGTACTGCGACGACCCGCCACCACTGCCCACCGCTCTCGCCAGCCGTTCAATTTCCGACACATCAGGCCCGAGTGCATTGAGATAACCACCGTGTGACCGGATGCCGTTGAACTCGTCAGCGGCGTACTGACCAGTGGACAGCAGCCCCGCTCGTGAAGTCTCGTGTGCCAGCCAGTCGCCCGTGTCCCAGTTCTGCTGGTACGCCGGCATCGACCCGCCGCCTATTATATACGCCTTCATCATGTCCGCAGCGAACATCACCGGTACGTAAGCGCCGAGCGCGACGAGAGGCTGGTTGTTTCCGTGCGCAGCTTCATGGGCCACGCGCTTGAGGATCGTGTCGTGAAACGCGTAGGTGTACGACTTCATGTGCGCCATCAACGCGAAGTACGGGTCGTTCATCCATGTGGCCTTCTTCGTGGCGTCAGGCCGAACCACCGCGCCGTCCACCCAAGTGTTGACCGCCATCTTCATCTTGGCGACCTGCGTGTCGACCTTCGCCTCTAGCGCGTCGCCGGAAATCCCCTGCGTCTTAAAGTGTTCCCGCAGCTCGTCGGCGTCCGTAACCAGCTCGCCGTTCTTCACGACCGCTTCGCCCTTCTTCAGCCCCAGCTCCTCCATGTACCGTGCGCTGTGCCCGTTGTAGCCGTCGTTGTGACGAGCGATGAACTTCGCCGCCGCCACCGCCGCGCCTGCGCGCATGTTCCGGCCCTGCTGCTCCATCAGGTTATACTTGAACAGCATGTCGTTGACTCTGCGCGACCAGTTCCCCAGCCCAGTCACACCGTAAGCCGACTGCACCGCATGGCCCAGCATGGCGTTCTCGATCACGCCCATGTCCTCGGCGAATTTATCCTTGGCGTCAGGCTTCGAGTCGGTGATCAGATTTTTGGCTATCTTAAAGATGCCGTCCTTGTACGCGCTGGCCGCGTCGCCCCATGTACCGCCGCGTACCTTGATGCCTATCGGGTCAACCATCCCGGAGAACCAGCCCAACCCCAGCACGCGCAGGTTGTTGGCGACCATGAGGCCGGACATCAGCCTGCGGGCCTTCGGTGACAGCTCACTACCCAGCGAGCCGTTCACGCCGTTCATGTAGTTGTCGAACTGTTTGATCTGCTCGTCCGTGGCACCGTGTTTGAGAATAGCCTGCTGCCGTGCAGCGTTGATCTTCCCGTTGTCGTCGTCGAACCGCGCCGCCCACTCTGCCCGCTTGATGCCCTGGTGAACATAGGATGACATCACGCGCATCGGGTCGTCGATCAAGAATGGTGCGCGCTCGGCGGCGGTGAAGTGCTTGAATACTCGCTCCTTGGCGAACACGTTGCCGGGTTTCGTATCGGGGCGCACGTCCTGGATGCCCAGCTCGTTGCCGTCGTTGCGCATCAGGTGATTCATGATACTCTGCGGGGTACCGTCGAACCCTTCGCGCCTGATCGCCTCCGCAGCCATCTTCAGAAACTCGGGCTGGTGGCCGGCAATGTAAGCAGCGTCCCACTGCACAGGGGTGTGGTCCTTGATGAACCCGATCTTCACCCCAGCCTTCGTCATGCCGTCATACACGTCCGTGAGCGTCTTGCGCAGGATCGCCTTGATCTCCGCGTGCTCAGGAGTATCGACCTGCCCTTTTTCTCTGGTCTGCATCTGCGCCCACGCCGCTTTCTTGTCGGCGTCGGAGAACTTCGACAATGAAGCCGCCAACTGATTCATCGTGTCACGCGCCTTCTGCGTGTAAGTCGGAATGAACCCGCGATCCTCGCCTGTACGATTGGCGTGCTGGCCGGTCAAGTCCACCATTTTCGTCAGCGGGTCGATGTTCATGTCCCGGATACCTTGGCTACCGATCCCCAACACCCGCTGTCCGAGGTTGTACATCGGCTTCATCGCTTCGCCGATGTGGTGCAGCGACTCGTTCCTGCCTGCTCTGATCAGCGCGTTATGCACGGCGCTGCGGTCGCCGATATTCCTCACCACGTCGCCGGAGCTGAAATACTTCATGATCTGCACGGCACGCTCGTCGGAAGTCCAGATACCCAGCGTGCGCTTGATGAAGTCGCCGATGCGCTGGAATATGCCCTTGACCTCGCCGCCGACCTTCAGCTTGCCGGCCTCGTGGAACTGATACATGTAGGCAGCACGCTCCTCGGCGCTATCCTGGCACTGCTTCCACGCAGCTGGCTCATCCTTCAGCAGCTCGCGCAGCTGGCCCCTGACGGACGGGGAGGAAGCCGTTTTCGCCAGCGCGTCGTTGACCTCCTTCATGCCCATCTTGCGCATGTGGTCGAAGAGCGCGTGCATGGACTCATGCAGCGCCACGCTCCCAGGGTCTTTTGCGAAGACTGACACCTTGATCCCAGCTCGGGCCAGCCCGTCAGCAAGCTGCGGCGTGAATTCTCCCGCGTGCTTCATGGTGCTGCTGAACATCCTGGACACCAGCGGCCCGAGCCGGTCATTGATGATCTTGGCGACCTCGGCTTTCTGCGCGTCGGTGATTCGCCCGGTACCAATCGCTGTGTCGGACTTGGAAGCGTCGGCTTTCCACTCCCCGGCCAGCGCTTGTTTCGCCGGGTCCATGCCGATCAGTTGATCAGGATCGTGAGCGATCAGGTCGGAGATTTTTGTGTTGAGGGCATCGACAACCTGCTTGGTGTTGGCATCGCGCTCCCAGCCTTTTTTGTCGACCAGTCGGGACACGGCAGACTGCAGACTTTTCGCGTCGGTGGACGCTTTCACGCGTTCAAGCGTGGCGTCACGGCCTGCGTCGGTCTTAACGGTATCTCTGAATGCCTTGGCAACCTGCGCCTCGGTCTTCGGGAACACGCGCGGCTTACCTTCCGCAGCGAGGGCGGCGTTGCTCTTGGCGAGCTTGTTCTGGCTGGCATCGAGGGACTTGGTTAAGCCGTCTATCGTGCCGCCCACAGCCTCGATCCGCTTGGTGTCTTTCAGCTCGCTGTACAGCTTGGCCTGATCCTTCGGCGGCATCTTATCCCAGTTCTTCAGCAGCCCACGCGCCTGCGCGATGACGGCGCGGTCGCTCGCACTTTTGGCACCGACGCCAAGTGAGTTAATCTTGGTCTCCACGAGGGACTTGCCCAGAGCGTTGACCTCGCCGTTCTTGTCTAGTCCTCTCGCTTTATCAGCGATGGCGTGGTTCGGCACAGCGTCGGCAGCGTCGATCCCGCGCACCGCAGCGGAAACCCTACCGAGATCGTCACCATGCTCTTTGTCGGCGAGGTGGATATTATCGTCGTTGGGGTCAATCTCGGTTCTACCTAACCCCGGCTCGCCAGCTTCCTTGATCTGGTCGCCGCCCTGAAAGTCCGGTGCCCAGTCAGCTGGTTTTACCCGTTGTGGGTCGCCGCTCTTGACCGCTTCGAATCGAGCGGTCTCCGCGCGTGCGTCAGCCCCGGCCTGGATTCTGTCAGCGCTGGCACTTTTCTGGTCGGCGTTGACCTTCTCCCACCCGAGGTCGTAAGCGTCAGCCCCTTTAAACCCAGCGGCCTTCATTCTGGCGGTCACTTCATTCAGCCAATGTTTCGCCTCGGCGGCAGCTTTCGGCCCCAGCCCCTTAGCCGCGCTGACCTTTTTCACGGCTTCGACGGTGGTTTTGATCTCAGCGTCCGACATGCCGAGTTTCTTCTGCACCTTGGATACGTTGGCCTGATGGTTGCTCGCCTCCACATCCAGCGTGGATATGGCGCGACGCTGTTCGGCGTTGGACATCGGCTCTTTAGCAGTCTTGCCGGTGGCGTCGGCCTTGTCCAGCTCACTGCCCATATCAGGCCGCTCAAGCGCCGGCAGATTTTTCAGGTCGCCGTAAGTCACACCCTTGGCAACCACTGTGCTGTCGCTCGGCTCGATGCGGGCACCAAGGCGATCAGATAGAGCAGCCACGCCCGCATGAAAGTTATCTCGCAGCGCGTGCAGCTTCTCGTTCCTCGCTTGCGCCGGATCGCCCACGCTCTCGCTGACATCACTGTGGCCCATCTTGCGCTGAATGACACCAGCGATCCGCTTGGCGTCCAGGTTGAGCGTCTTGCCGTCGCCGCCCTTGACCTCCATGCGGCTGTCGGAGTTCGGGTATTTGTCCGTGTCCAACTTCATGTTCTGCACGTCGTCGGCAGTGAAGGCGTCGCGGCTCGTGCGCCCCTTCGCCGTGACCAGCCCGTAGTTCTCCGGCTTGCCCTTCGTCTGCGCGTTCAGTTTCGTGGCCGGTACGCCATTCTCTCTGGCGTGGTCCGTAGCGGAAACCCAGCCGATGGCTGCGTCAGGATGAGCAGCTGCGGCCTGTGCTGCGACATCCGACGCCGTGCTGCGTGTGGCGTCGCCATATTCGGCCTTGTGGGCCTCGTCACTCAGCATGTACTGCGGGTTCGCCTTGTCCTTGCCCTGGCCGTAATAGTTCGTGTACTCCGGGTCAGTTGCGTCGAACGACGCGCCGGGGTCTACTCCGGGGGCATCACTCAGCTCGCTCTCGCTCTTGGCCGCGCCGGTAACGGACGAACCTTCGTCGCTGATCTCGCTGCCTTTTTCGCTCTCGAACAAATCGCTGACCTGCCGAGGATCGTTGAAGGTGTCCCGCATCACGTTGTCGATATGCTCCGTCAACATCTTGCTCTCGGCAGGATTCAGCCCTCTCGTCAAGTCGTCGTTAAAATACGACTTCAAATAGGGGATCAACTGATTAACGTAACCGGGCTGCACGTCTTTGTCTTTCAGCATGCCGGTCAGGCTGTCCGTCAGCGTCTTCTTGTCGCTCGCCGCTTTCATGACCTGATTTACCGCCGTCAGGAAATTGTCTTTGCCCTCCCCCGGCTCCATCTCACCGTACATGTGAACTAGCGCTGTTGGCGGCTTGCCGTTATCCTGCAGCATATCGGCGACATCCTGCACACGCCACGGTTCAACCTTGCCTGCCTTGGCTTTCGCCACGAACGCCGCCAGTGTTTTAGCGTCGTCCGCAGCCGCACCTTCAGGAGCGTTGGTGCTCATCATGCTCATGCTGACATCAGGGGGCAGTTCATCCGGCAGCGGCGGCTCATCAGCAGGCAGGTTCTTCGGCGCTCTCTCCGCACGACGGCGAGCCATCGCTGCATTCGTCGCGTCGTCCTTGGCCTTGATATCGGCCTGCAGCTGGTCCATCGCCATCATGGCTTCTTCAGGCGGCTTGCCTTCAGCCGCTGCTGCGAGATCGGGAGGCGCGGGCGGAGTGAACACTTTCGTCGCTGCGTCCATGCGCGCACCGAGCGGCGCGGACTCCGACGTACCCAAATCATCGGGTGCAGGCACCGCTGGTTTGTCCAGCGCCACCGGCACTCCGCTGCTCTTGCTGACCGCTCCATCCTTCCCATTGCCGAACACCTTGCTGGTTATGCTGCCGCTGGCGGCTTCACCGGGTTTTGGTTCGGCTTTCGCGCCCCGCATGTCACCGGCAGCGCCCAGCACGCCGAACGGCGCACCCATAGCACCGCCCTCAATAGCCGCTTGCTTGTCCTCTTCCAGATCGTTCGACGCGTCGCGGTTAGGGTTTAAATGGCTCGCCGCCTGATGGCCGATCTCCGTTGACGCAGCCATCGCTGCAGCGTTGCCGGCCACCGCGCCCGGTACGTTGTGGGCCAGTCCCTCAAGGAATGGCGTAGCAGTTTTAGCAACACCTTCGACGGCGGGAGCCAAGAACTTACTCTCAATCGTGCCAGGGGCAGCAGCCGTAACAAGGGACTGTAGGCCCCCGCCAACGCCTGCGGTAAGGGTTCGGTCCAGCCACGGCTTTTTAGCCTGTTCTGGGTCGTTTTGCTGGGCCTGAAGCTGCTCTCCGATCATGCCGGGAGCCATACCGGCAGCGTTGCCGAGCACCGCGCCCTCTGCGGACACTCCACCGGGGAAATACCTTGCGGCGAGTGCTCCGGCTGCGCCTGCGGCGACGGTCGGTGCCATCGCGCCGAGGTTGTACATGCCCCAGTTACCGAAGTCGCGAAGGCCATGCACATCGGAGAAATGCTGCACTGCACCTTGAGAGTCAGCCGCAGCTGCCTGCTGGTTGGCTACGGACTGCGCACGCTGGTCTGCGGCGAACTGATCGGCCCCTAAGCCCTCACCGGCCTGACCGAGCAGCTGGTGGGTTTGGCTTTTGACGCCTTCCCAGCCTGCACGGAGACCCTTAACTAATGATCCATCCCCACCCGTCGCGTCCGTGGAGTAGGTCGGAGCTGGCATCAAGTCCTGGAGGCCAGCCATTATTGACCTCCTTGCATGAGCGAGGAGAATTCGTCGCCTGACGGCTGACCCATGATACGGTCGGAGTTCACCTTGTCGACAATACGACCAGGGATAACCTGACCGGAGCGTTTTGCCCCAGAGGCATCAGTATAATCTGGCGTCTGGTAGTCACCGTTTGTCATCCTCTTCATACCTACGAGGTTATGGGGCATTACCGTCTTCATGTAATCCGCCATGAATGGGTTCCAGGTCGAAGCGTTGGAGTTGATCTTGGAAATCAGTTTGCTCCCAGCCAGCAGCTGCTGGCGCTTCAGCGGATCGAGCGCGGCATAGCTCTTGATGCCAAGCGCAGCCATTGACTGACCAATGCCAGTTCTCTGCTGCGCCACGGTAGCGTCGTCGAACTTCCCTGGCTCGGAGCCGGGGTTCTGCTTCTGGAGGTCAGTCGTCAACTGGGTATCGGATTTTTGGTTCTGCTCGAAGTTCTGCGCATCCTGTTCGCGCTTGTTGGTTATATCCTGCTGACCGAGCAGATCGCGGTGGTTCATCTGCGCGATAGCCATCTGCGCCCGCGCCTGATCACGCAGGGCTGCGGAATTGATCATGCTGGCTTGCACAGTGCTCTGGTTGTTTTCGCGCTGCACGTCATGGCCGTACATTTCCGAGCCGTAACGGGAGTCGATTTCCCGGCTGCGCAGCCCTTGATCGCCAGTAACCTGTTGTTGCTGAATGTTCAGCCCCTGCTGGCGCATAGCGGCTTTCTGCATGCCCCCACGGTAAGCGAGATCGGCGAGTGAGTCGCCTTGACCAAGACCACCAGAGTTGCCTGATTGAAGCCCCCGCCCGGCTGCGAAATCTCGCATCGCCTCACCCGGCCTGTCGTCGGCGTACTGCGTCGGCGCGTAGGCTGCGCGCAGGTTAGCAGCCACGGAGCCGGGGGATGACCCCTGCTGCGTACCGGAGCCGGGGGAGAAAAACACGCGCTTCCCGCTCGAATTGGTCATTGAGCCGTAGCCGGGGATAGGGTTGCCGCTACCATCTGTCGCCATACCGTCTTTACCGACGATGGGGTCAGGAACAGGAACAGGAGCAGAGGCTACGGTCGGCGCTGGGGTGCTGGGGGTCGCTGGGGTTGTCGGCGCTGGGGTTGTCGGCGCAGAGACAGTATCCGCCCCTCGCGAGTTAGCCTGAGCAGCGAGCACGGCAGCGCTTGGGTTTTGGTCTTTATAGTAGGAGTCGGGTCGTCCTGGGGTCTGTGTATCTCCACCCGGCATGTGTGCGGTACCGGCTTCTTGGTGCAGCAGCGGCTGGCCATTCCACCAGCGGCTTATCGCTTCGCCAGGGCTTGCCAGCCCGTCAGCCAAAGATGGGTTGCTTTTGGTGATCGATTTACCGATCTGATTGCCCATCAACGCCGCACCGCCAACGGTAGCAGTGAGCGGGGCGGCAAGCCCACCGGCAAGCGCTGGTACGAAGCTCCCCGCAGACCCAAGCCCGAGCGCAGTACCGCCAGCGAGACGTGTAGAGTTGTCGGTGTTGACCCCATTCAAGTGCATGTCGCGCGCGGCGTCTGCAGCAGCGTATGTGCCACCCAGTACGCCACCCACGTTCGCGGCTCTGCCCAGCCAACTACCCATCGAGCGCACCCCATTTGCCGCGCGGGAAACGATACCTGGAGCGGATTCTGTGGTTGTCGATGCGGCAGGAGCGGCCTGCGGTGCGGCACCGAGGGTAGTGGTCAACTCAGGCGCTGCGGGGGGCGTGGGGGGCGTGGTGGTGATGCTCGGGTTATATCGCGTGTAACCAGCGGCAGGGTCAGCTGCGCGGACGCCAGTGGGAGCGGCGAGCGCTGGGTCAGCTGCGAGGGTGTCGAAGCTGCGGGGGCTGACGGTGTAATTACCGGCAGGTACAGGTCCGTGAGCGACGGTCTCTTGAGCATTCGCTGGGGCGTCGCCGTTGGCTATCTTGCTTGCCATCCAGTCACGGGCCTCGCCTATCATGTTCCCTGCGTCGCCCATAAACCCGCCGTCAGCCATGTGCTGCATGCCGCCCCGCAGTCCGTTGTTCACAGGCGTGTGTGTGGCGTCCTTCAGCGCATCCAGGTTGGCTTTGCCGACGTGCGCGACGGTATCAGCCGGCAGCACGTACTCTCCCTTGGAGATCATGGCAGGAACGCTGTCGCTGGTGCCGGTGCCAGGGCCTTGAACAAAGCCCTGCTGGCGAAGACCCTGCCCACCGTTAGATAGATGCAGAGGTTGGGTTAAGGCAGGTTGAGTGCTGCGCAGGCCCATCTGGGCCTTGGCTTTGAAGGATTTCTGGATGTTGTTCATAGGGCCTCACGAAGAAGCCCTAATTTTACATCGTTAGATAGATATTAGATAGATGGCACTATACCGAGCCGCCCTTCACGGAGTGAGCGAATATGGCGACGGACCAAGCGGACCCGAAAGCCGACAAGGCGATGGTTCCGAGAAGTTGCCAGTTGCTGCACTGAGATACATAACTGGGCGCAGCAGCTATCCACATCATCAGCATCATGATTGCGGGCATGAGATAAAGGGCTTGGAGGAAACGAGTTTTCATTTTTTGCGCCTTATGGGCAGTTAGGCGCTGGATTGCCGATAGGGACATTTGTCGGTGTGCAGGAGGCAGGGGGCGATGACACGACCGCGCAGATAGAGCAAGATGAGGGGGTAGCGTTGTTAGTACATGAGCTGGGAGTCGGAGTTCCTGGTACGCCTAGAGAGGCACATGTGCATATTCCACCCCCGGGCGGGGTACAAGTCGCAGTAACACTGAGCACTGGGGCAGCGGCAGCGGCACAGTATGATCTGCACGCCCCCAGCGTCCCCTCGCTCACCAGCGGCTGCAGCAAATCCTGCGGCGACATAAATGCCACCACGTCGTCGAACGGCCCACCGAATGCGGTCGACAGTTCTGTATATGGCCGCATGATGAAAACTAGCGTCCCTGGGGTCGCATTAGTGGTTTCGTCGGCGTGGTTGACCGGCGCGACAGGCGGCGCTGTGTTGCGGACTCCTTGCAGCGTCAACGCCCCAAAACCGTTTTTACCGGACGAGAGAATCACCACCACAGCGTTATAAGTGATCGGCACAAGCGCGTCCACTCCATCCCCTTGATCGATCTGGATTGTCTGGCGGTTTGAAGTTGCCGAGCTTACGAGGCTAGTGATGTCGAAAGCGTTGGCGGACGCTGCTAATGATGTCCAGTTCTGGTTGAGATTCTTTGGCATGGGGGGTACCGGCACTGTAACTGGCGCGGGGACGATAGCGGTCGCCGCCGTCGCCACACGGTAGGTAAAGAAGTTCCCCCATCCATCTTGTGCGATATCCTTCGAAACCCCAAGCGACGCCCAAGGGATTTCGCCATAGGGATTATTGATACATCCACGACCTGCTGGTAGCCCCAGTATCTCAAGCCCGGTCGGCACAGGTGGAACCGCAGTGCTCATAGCACTCGGGCATGGGAGTCTACCGTTCGTCCGTAAAAACCCGATCAGCGCAATCTTAATCTGCGCCTGCTTTGAGGCGGTTTCGGCGTAAGCTGAATTATTCAGTTTAGCGATCCATGTCTTGAGGCTCATCGTCAGCATGATGCCGCCGATGAGCACAACAATAGCCATTTCAGCCAGGGTAAACGCGCGTTGGGGTATTTTCATACCTGCTATGATACACCTACGACGAGCCGCCCGCAGCCGTAAAGTTATTGACGTCCGTAGCAATCGCCAACACTTGACCCAGATTCGCTTGAACGGTTTGCGCCAGTACCTGCGCGCCGGCAATGGCATTGTTCGCGTCGATCTGGAGCAGCGCTTTCGAGTAGTCGTTCGACAGGAACTGGGACTCGTAGGCAGCTTTCAGCTGTATCTCCGCCCCGGCGATCTCGATCTTGCCCAGGCTGTCATACGCGCTGGCGACCGACCGGAACGCCTCAGTACGGGCGGCGAACGAGCGGGACTGCGCGTCGTTCGTCAGCGACGTGCCTTGCGCCTGCGCACGATACACGTCAGAATTCGTCTGAATGATCGCCAGATTCGCCTTCAGGTTCTCCACGGCGATCTGCGTGTTCGCTTCGTTGATCTGCGCCTGCGCCTTGGCATACTCCGCCTGTACTAGCTGGGCGTCTACTTGTGTTTTGTATATCTCGGCCTGCACCATGTCGCCACGGGTCTGGGCCTCGTACCCCTGCAGCTGCAGGGTCTGGGCGCGGATCATTTCAGCGTAGGCTTCAACCTGGCAGCGGAACGTGTCGAGCTTCAGGTGCTCCACCTGCGCCAGCCCCTCCAGCGCACTGATATCCGTGCGGTACATGTCCACCAGCACCTTCTGCGCTTCGGTCTCCGCGATGTAGGCAGATATCTGGTTGCGCTGCACGTTGACCTGTGTGTCAGCCAGTATCTGCTGAACCTGGGCTTCTGTGCGGTACAGCTCGACTGGTATTCTCTGTGCGTCCATCTCGGCAGAGTAGACAGCCACCTGATTGCGCTGCACGTTGACCTGCGTGTCGGCGAGCATCTGCTGAACCTGGGCGTCCGTGCGGTAAATTTCGAGCGGCAGCTTCTGCGCCTCGATCTGGTCAAGATACAACTGAGCCTGCGTTTTCTGTACTTCAGTCTCGGTACGCACCACCTCCAGGCTCAACCGTTGAACTTCCAGCGTGGCGACCGCCGCCCTCACCTCTTCGCCATACGCCTGCACCTGAACGGAGAACGCCTTCGTGAGCGCGTCGAACTTGGCGAGGCTGGCATTATAGACAGCGATGCCGAACTCAGCAGTAGCCTTCGACGCGTTCAGCGCGCGCTCCATGACGGCGCTGTACAGCGCTGTCGTCAGCGCTTCGTACTCCCGCGCCTGATCTATCGTGAACTTCCTGTTCTCCACGTACATGTCGGCGCGCTTCAAGGCTGTGTCGCGTGACAACGTGCTCATCTTTTCCAGCGTGGCCTGATTGCTCGACGCCATCTGCGCCAGCATCGCACCGGGCGGCATAGCGAAGCCCCGCGCAGCCATCGCACGGGCAATGTCAGCCGCCGCTGCCACGCCTGCGCGTAGCTCACGATCCTGCGCACGCTGCCAGATCGCCAGCTCGTCGGCTGTCTCGATGCCGTACCCACCGTTCGCCAAGTCGTTCGCGAGCTTCTGCTGGCCGGCCAGTAGCAGCAGCGAGCTGTACCCGCTCTCACTGAACGCGAACAAGTCCGTCGGGTCAGGGAGCAGTTCGCTCGGAGCCAGCGCGGTCAATGTCGGCAACGTGATCGACGTGATCGTAGGCATCACGATGTTGTTGAACACTGGCGCTGCCGGCAGCGTGAGGGCCGGACGCACAGGCGTTGTGACGGCTATGTCCGCGAGCGACGGCACCGAAGGCAACGACACGCTCGGCGCGTTCGGCGCAGTGACTGTGATCGTCGGCAGCACCGGCACCGTGGGCAGGCTGATCGTGGGGGCGTTTGGCACGACGGGGAAGTCAATCGTGGCGAGCGCGCTTGTGAACGGCGCGGTGCCTACCACCGGCGCTACGGGGTTCAACAGAGTCGGTAGGCTGGGTGCGACAAAAGTCGGCGGGGTGATCACCGCGTTCGAACTGATCGGCGTCGGCGCTGTCGGACGAGTGTACGCCGGAGTCGTCGCCAGCGTGGGCGGCACGAGAGACGCATCATTCAGCAGGAGCTGAATGCTCGCCTGTAGTGAACTCGTGTTAAGTGTGTCGGATAGAGTAAATTTGGTGTTCCCCGGTAAATTCGTCAGGGCCGACAGCTGCGTGATAAACGCCTGCATCTGTGTCGATGCTGTCCCAGCTGCGGTTGCTGCATTCTGCTGCATGCTCAACGGGCTTACATTGTCGCTCATACCCTAACTCCCTATGCGCCGCGCACTGACGGCTGTGTTGAACCCGAGCTGCCCAAAGTCGAAGGCCGCTCCGTTTTGATTGTTTATGGCGAACTGCCAAGACTTCCCGACGAGGCCCTTCGGCGTGATGATCCGCCGCTGGATGAACGTGGCAAACTGCTGCGCGGTCATGGTCAGGATCACGGGTATGCCCTCATCCACCGTGATCGTGAGCGTCAGATTCCCCGCCGTGCGGAGCGTCATGTAAGCGTCGCTGATACGCTTGAGCTTCGGCTCCTTGAAGTCCAGCATGCCGAAGCTCAAGCCCGCAGCGACCGGCGCAGCATCGTCCGTAGCCGTGGGTACGTCGAGCTGGCTGAACCCGTTCGGCCCTGCCCCGTAATACACGCCGCCCAGCGAGCAGAACGAGTTGAACGGGTAGTTCTGGTATGTGGACAGCGCATTGTTATGAGTGTTCAAGACCATGACCAGCTGCTGCTCAGTGGCCTGAGCCAGCACGGTGATCGCGGCAATGACTTTCGGCAGCTTCGCGGAGATCGTACCCACCGCACCGAAACCAGCATTCAAGGCGGCGTTGATCTTTGGCAGGCTCGTGGCGATGGCGCCGTGGGAGCCGCCGTTACACTGCACGCTCGCTGCGATTCTCGGCGTGATCACCGAGACTGTAGCGGCGTAACCCACAGCGCCGACGAAGCTCGACGACACCTTCGGCGTCAGCACACTGAGCGTCGCAACAGTGCCAGCGAGTCCGTTGACGGATGGCTGGATCAGAGGCAGACCGGCGCTAATCGTAGCAGCAGAGCCTGAGAAAGCGGCGAAAGACGTACTTAACGTCGGAAGCGTAGCAGCTATCTGCTGAACCCCGCCGCTCAGTGCTGGCTGAATCAGCGGCAGTCCGGCGTTGATCGTACCAGCCGAGCCTGCGAAAGCAGTAACTTCAGCGCCTAGCGTCGGTAGCTCGGCGGCGATCTGCTGAACCCCTCCGCTTAGTGCTGGCTGGATTAATCTCAGGTTCGCGTTGATCGACGCGTAGGTGTTCGACATGACCGTGATCGACGCGGTGATCTTCGGTAACGTCGCTGCTTCCTGGTCGTTCCCCGCGTAGACAACCGGAGTGATCAGCCGCAACCGCGCGGTGATGTGGTTGTTCCACGCAGCGAACGCTGAAGTAACCTTCGGCAGCTTCGCTGATACGATTCCGGTTACAAGCAGGGTGGACGTGACTGGTGCCCCCGTCCCCGAGCCGACCGCACCACCACTGGCTCGGTAGGAGGTCGTCACTGCATGCGCTGCAGCTCCGCTTCCGACAGCGCCCCCTGCACCCGCCACCGTAAAATGTGAGTGGTGCAGCACCATTGTCGCCGCGCCGCTGCCAACTGCTCCGCCTGCACCCACGATCAGAAACTGTGAGTAGTGCGGCACCACCGTCGCCAAGCCGCTGCCGACAGCACCACCTGCGCCGGAGACGGTGAGATGCCTAGTTGATGCCACCACCGTCGCCACGCCACTGACGACAGCACCACCCGCGCCCGTCACTGCCAGGAGCGAGGAGGTCATAGTCATGGACGGTGCCGTGAGCGTCAGGCTCACAATCGCTGGGAAGACGGGTGAGCCTAGCACCCCCACACCGACGAGGCCGGTTAGAGGTGCTGAGGATGTCATGGCCACCATCCCCTCTGCGCATGCCCCGGATATGCCGGTCAGAGCACAAAAAACCGAAAGGGCGACAGCTCCGGTGCTGCCCGTAGCCACACTACCTGCGGTCGGTCTAGTGAGCACCGGAGATGTAACGCCCGTTCCGCCAGTGCCGTTGCTCCCTAGTAAGGCTTGGTGCCCCGGAAGAGACAGTGTACCGACGTTACCGGCCCCTACGATGCCCGTGAGCGTAACTGAAGGACCTACGTTGATCGTTCCGGTACCGCCTGTACCTGCACTACCCGCGAGGGGTTGACCACCTGCGATACCTCCGGTGCCGCCAACGCCGGCGATACCTATCAGTGAGGCGCTACGTGAAGGCGCAACTGAGCCTACCGCGCCCACCCCGGAAACACCAGTAAGCTGATGCCCCCCAGTAACCGCACCTGTGCCGCCAATCCCGGCATTCCCAGTCAGCGCTACGGTGACGGTAACTGGCTGGCTTATAGCGACGGTGAACTGCGAGAGGTTAATCGCCGCAGTAGCTGTGAGGCTCGTCACACCCGCCGTCGAAACGGTGAACTGCGAGAAGTTAATCGAGATGGCGGCGGTCATGCTGCTCGCCTACGTCGCTGGTATCGTAATCGAACCGGACGTAAGATTCACCGTCCCGCCTGTCACGATGCTGAGCGAGGACAGATTCACCTCCGCGCCGGACGTACCCACTGTGCAGTACATAATCGTCGTACTGGAGTCGTATATCTCAGCGTACCCCGCCGTGCCGGTAGCCACAGCGGTGTTCGATGTTATAGGCGTGCCCGTCAAAGCTGTTACACCTGATGCTGGCCCACCCCAGGCCAACGTCCCTGACCACGACACCAAGAGTGTCCCCGTCGCAGCGGTGTCCCCTGTGGCCGGAATCGCACCGGAATAAATGTTCATATAGCTCAACTGGGAGAATACCCCAGCTAAATCGTTCCGCAGCATCGTAGATACTCTAGGCATGGTTGGTTCCTATGAAGGGTTGAAGGTTATAGAGGCGCTTTGGAGGGTTAGGACATCCCCCACATTGACGGCCAGTGTCGACAGGTTTACCTCCGCCCCGGACGTGCCTACTGTAAGGTACGCGGAGCAGACCGGGGAGGTGTTTGACCATATCATAGCGTACCCTGCCGTCCCTGCCGCCACAGCCGGGAACGAACTGGCTGGCATGGAGAGCGCCGTAACTACTCCATCAATCGCGGTAAAAGCAATGGGCCACGCTACGGTCAATTCCCAGCTCACCAAGAGTGAGCCAGTCGGGGCCGAGTCCCCACTGACAGGGATCGGGCCAGAATAGATGCTGAGCGACCGCAGGTCAGAAGACCACGCACAGAAATAGTCCGCAAGGGTGTCAGAAATGAGCGGCATGATGCCCCCTATGAGATTGGGTAATTAAATCGCATCGCGGTGAGGTCCACTGTGGCCCCCTCCGTAATAGATAATGTCGAGAGGTTCACCTCAGCCCCAGCCGTGCCAACTGAGCAGTACATCAACGGGATCGTCAACGCTGCTGTCGCGGCGAACACGGCGTACCCCGCCGTACCTGTCGCCACCGCAGCGTTGGACGCGAGCGGCAAACTGGACGGCGTTACCACCCCCGCCACTGCTGCGTTCATGGTGATAGGCCCCCAGCTCGCCAGCAGCGTACCCGTTACAGCCGCTGACCCGTTGGCAGGAATCGGCCCAGAGAACACAGCCATAAACTCGAAGGCTGGAGAAGCCATGTTCATCATCTGGTTCGCTAACAGCGTGGATACCTTCATGACCGCGCCTATGTCAACGTAAACTGAGGAGTCAGCACAACGGAGTCGCCGGTATATTGCGCGATGAATGGCGTAGCGAACAACTCAGCCCAGCGGATAATGCCGTCCGTCGCACCGACCACGAAGTACCCATAGATCGTCACCGCAGTCCCCGCCGTGAAGGTGAAGGTCTGCGCTGCGTACACTGCCGTGCCGACCCCGATAACTTCGGACTCAGTCCACGACGCCATCGACAACGTCTTGGCGGCATAGCCTAGCGTGGACATCTCTGTGTAGGATGCGGCGCTGTCGCCAGCAGCCGGCGTGTAGCTGTTGACGAATAGCTTCAGCAGCAAATTGGCCGGCGTCACCAGCCCTAGCGCATTCTTCAGGATCGCGTCTTGCCCCGCTTGCGGGATATAGAGAGTCATGATCCGGCTCCTTACTGTTGTGGCAGCGTGAACGACGCAGCGGTGATCACGAACGGAGCGCCCAGCAGCAGCGACAGGTTCCCCAGGTTCATTTCAACACCGGACGTGGCGATGGCACCGTCGAAGCGGCACTGGGTGGTGGACAGCACGCCCGTGTCACCCACAGCGCGCAGCCGGAACCAGCCAGCAGTGCCGGTAGCCAGTACGGTGCCTGACCACGTTTGTGAGGACAGGTTCGACAGTACACCGTCTGGGGCAGTAGGCGACCAGGACAAGCCAGTTGTCGTGCCGTCTGAATACAACGTGCAGAGCAACGTGCCGTTGGGCACGTTGTCCGGGAGCGTAGGCTGAGTGCCGGAGTAAATGTCGATGAAGCCGAGCGCGAACAAGGTGCGGAAATTGCTGGACCCCATCAACGCAGTGACGAGACCAGTGGAGAGACGAGCTGCCATAATGAGACCTTTGCAAAGTTAAGAAAGTGAAACAACGTACTGCGGTGTTTGGGATCGGTATTTCAAAAATGCGCCGCCGTGGGTCAAGCCCTGTGGCGGGATAAAACGGCTGACGGTTAAGTCACGTACCAGCCCGCCGTCAGTGCCGACGACGACCCCGCGCGTGGACATCCAGAGCACGGTCATACCTTCGCCCTGGCTCCCCTCGATATCCACCATGCCGATGGCGTCGGCGGGGACGCTGACCTCTGTGCCGAGGATCGTGCCGAGCGGGGACACGGTATGGGAGATGAACGCGTCAGGCTCCATGCCGCTTAAGAACACGGTGCGGATCATGGTGCCGACATAAATACCGTCCGCCACCACTGAAATTGTCTGAATCGAGGCGCTGAACGGGATAAACCCGGTGCGCAGGTCGAACAGCTCGAACTCGTAGGGCTGGCTATACCAGAGGAAATTACCACTGGCGACGTAGGCACGACCGTTGAAATAGGCGACGACTTGGCCCGGAGGCGGTGGTCCCCAGAACTGTGTGCGGACGGGGATTGTCTGCTGCGACATCTCCGTCATGCTGAACGTGGCCTGCGCGTTCGGGATCGTCGCTACCAGCAGCGGTAAGTCGCCGTTCGGCGCGGAGATGTAGACATTCTTCGACACGACCGTAGTATCTGACGAAATACTTAGATTCGAGAACGAAATTCCGCCCCCTAAAGGGTAATCATCACCCGGCGAGGATACCCCCGCCAGAGTGATGCTGGTGGACGCCGGAGCGCCGGATTCAGCCCCTGCGGCGTCCAGGTAGGTCATGGTGCAGAGGTAGGTGCCGGAGGGCATGCCGCCCGCTACGGCGGTAGGAATCGGCGCGGCGGGCACGACCTTGCCCCACGGTTTATTGACGCCGTTGACCACGACGCCATTGGTAAGGGTATCAGTCCAGTACACCGGCCCGTTGATGTTGGCATAGGCCACACGCGGGCCTGTGACGGGGGCGATGGGAGAAGGAGCCGTACCGGGGGCGAAGCGGTTCAGGTTGCCGCCCTGCACAAAGAACGCCTGGGAGCCGTCAGCCCATGCTGAGTGCGCCGCGCCTGCGTAAAGGGTCGTGGTGCCTAGCCGGGAGTTGCACTTGCCGGTCTCGTCGATATCAATGTTGCTCGCATACACGAGGTCACCGGAAGCGAAACGCTCCGGGCCTACGTCGTTGCGGACGCCTTTGACGGCTTTGATCTCGGTGTAGGGCATATTCTATCTAATTATCGTTAGACTGGAGTTTACCACGTTACGCGTTGGGGTTATAGACGTATCCTGTACCGTCCGCGTCCAGCGTGTGGTAGCGGTCGGAGTACACGTGAGCACCATTAACGAATGTGCCGTTACCAGATTCATCAAGCGGCTCGGGGATCGCCGAGTTCCACGCCTTGAACGACGATATTCCGGCAAAAGCGTACCCGAACTTGATGGACGCAGCGACCGAGTTGATCGCGTGCGCGCAGATGCCAGCGGTTGACCGTGACCCTAGCCACGCGGAGTTTGACGTGTAATATGGATAATCGTTCAGGGTGACAGCGTAGGTATTGCCGGTCGCAGTAAGCACCATCGTATTCTGACCGACGACGATCATTGTGCTGGGAGTTTCCCCGGCAGGCCCTATAGTCTCCACAGGGAAGCTAAAACCCTGCATGTCGCCGAACTCACTATTCGCTAAAACCCCACCGGGGAAGGTTTGCGTTGCTCCGACGATAGGTACGGTATCGGCAACAGCTACGCATGCGCCGACGATCCCGGCACCTGTTCCGCCGCAGATAATGCCAGCGCTGGTGACGAGGGCTGGGGCGACGGAGGCCGGAAAATTGAATTGTCCATACCCAGCCGCTGCAACCTGGCTTGCTTGTACGGATATAACACCATTGAGAGCGGCGAGGGCGGCTTTGGCATCGGCGGCGCTGACGGCAGCGGCGGCTACGGCAGCGGTGTAGGCGGCATAGGCGTAGCCGCCGTCGGCGGCGCTGACGGCAGCGGCGGCGGCGGCGGCGGCTACGGCGGCGGCGGCGGCGGCGACGGCGGCGGGTTCGACGGCGGCTATGTACCCAGCGCCAACTGTGTTGGCCACGTTAAAGACTATCGCCGCCGTGAAATTCGGTGGTAGGGAGCCAAGATAAGAGTTCGTTATGCGCGGAGTAGCTCCGAGCTGGTTACTTACGCCAGAATACCCAACTATGCTGAGACCCGCGTAAGTCGATGATAAGGAATTGATCAGCGTATCCTGCGCCACTCCAGTCGGGTCGCGGCTGAATGGAACTGCTTGGTTACTGCGTATCGCCCAACTGCCTGTAGTGTCGCTCCAGTAGCCGCCGAGACCTTCAGCGTCCGCACGGTCAAACATGTCAACGGCGAAATCGATCGCAGAACCGGTCGATTTCGCCGCGTTATTCTGCTTCATTATGGACGCGACCATCGCCCGAATCTGGTACAGCAGTGTAGTGTCGAAGCTCATAATAGTTCCTCGGGTTTAAGGGTGAACCGCCACGGACGTAGGAAGGACACCCGTGGCGGCTCGGTAGGAGTTTTGCAGGCGACAATGTAAACCCGCTCGCAGCCCACTCCTACTAGGGCTTATGCAACCATTTTGAGCGCCGCAGCCGTGGCGTTGTACCCATCGGTAAATAACCGCGTGCGGATTTCGGCGCTCATGTTTCTGTCCAGCCCGTTCGCGTAGCCTGTCTCGACGACGGCGTAGCGCGCGCCGTTCTCAGCCCCCATGCCAACATGGGCATCCTCGTTGGCGTTCAGCAGCATGTTCACGTCCCGCTCAAGCAAGTCGATGTACGAGTCGCCCTTGCCGGTCAGCGGCTTGGACTTCGCTACCAGATGAATGCCGAGGCGCGGCACGTCGTCCACGACCAGCTTGTCGGCGGGGATATTGTCGACAAGCCCGCCGTCCTGCAGGAACGTACCGCCAAATGGCACAGCCTCGTACACCAGCGGGATACATGCCGAGCACCGCGCGGCGAAAGCGATCTGCGTGGCGCCTGTAGTCTTTTGACTGAACTCGAAGCCGACTTCGTTGCTCGCGTCGGACGCCATGATGGTCAACGGCACCGTCAAATCGTCGAACGTAGCGCCGTTCGTGGTCTTCGTGATCCAGTCGAGCAGGGTATCGCCCGAGCAGAACCCCTTACCGCCAAGGATCGACAGCACGCTAAACGTCAGCATGTCCGACCAGTCCCGCGTCATGGTCAACGACTTCATTGTGTCGAGGTCCATGCCGCTCGCCGCCAGCGCAGCGACGATTGAACCACCAGACGTTCCAGCGTATTCAATAGGCGTGAAACCAGCGTCCCGGATAGCCATCAGAGCGCCGACATGGGCCGGGAATTTAAACCCGGAGCCTGAAAGTGCCAACCGGAGCGCCTTCATTACGCTGCTGCCTGAACAGGGACAGGGGCAACTGGAACTGCGGGAGCTTCCACGGGGGCCGCTGCGATGGACGCACGAACTGCCTGCACGGATGAGACGACGACCGGCAGAGCGTTGGTGATGGCAGTCACGGTTGGGCTGACCGTACCGGAAATAACCTGCGTAGCAGTCAGGGTTGCGCCGACGATAGACGTTACAGCAGCGGTGTGCGCCAGAGTGTTAGCCTTCGGGAAGATCGCTTCGAACGCTTCGAGCAGATCAGTGATAAGGGTGAGTGCGGTGATTCCGTTCATGGTGGTGCTCCTAGTCATTGTAATTACAGGTGGTAAAAGAGACGGATTCGATCTCCGACAAGTGCTCCCGGACGGTAAGCTGTCCGCTTTTTGCTGCTGGCATCCCGGACGGCGAGTGCCAGGAATTAATGACAAATTCAGGGTGACAGGACACGTCCGCGCACCCGGCGAGACAACAGGCGATGAGGCCGTTAAGGAGCCACATCGCCGTTGGCGTTTTTTGGTGGCTGCATGTCCCGCAGAACCAGCCAGATCACCCCGTTCACGACGCTGATCGTGAACGTCACGAAGGCCCCAAGCAGCGACCTATCGACGAAGTAGGCTGTTGCTCCCCAGACGGCATAGGTGAGTACGCCGATGGCGGTCAGAAGTACGTCTCTCGGGGTCATTTGAACTCTCCAACGTCTGCAGTTCTGCGGTTGAATAGCCCCTGAGAGAAGACGCCGCCACACTTGTCCCACGACATAAACTGCGCTTTAGCGCCGTCGAAATCACCCGCGTTGAGTAGGCGCAGCAAGGTCGACGACTGGAAATGACCGCTGCCTTCGTTGAACACGAAGTCCACCAGCGCGTCAAACTCGCCCTGCGTCAACCGCACGAGGGCATGTTCTTTGACCACCCGGACAGCCCACTGAATATTTGTGGTCAGATCAGCTATCGCTTTCTCCAGCGTGATCGGCACACCCATGACAACATTGTGCGTGTTGCCGTAGCCATCAGTCGGTGTGCCGCCGCCGTCCAGATATGGGATCAGCCTGCAGCCCTCGCCGTTTTCGGTAATTTTCAGGCCTGCGCCGTCGTACTGCAGATCGTCGTTGATCATTTCATCTCCTAGTGGATACCAAAATGGTAGAGCGCTGCTGCTACCGCGCCAGTGAAGCCCGAGGCAAGCAGCATCCTGATTACCTCGCCGATCCAACGGTTGTTGGACTTCAGTGCTTCCTCCAGGCGAACCTTCTCGGTAGTGATACGCGCGGAGTCCATCGCGTCGTATTTCTCCCACAGCTTGTTCTGCCCTGCCTTCGCCAGAACCATGTCGGCCTCAAGAAGCGCAATCCGCTGCGTACTCTCGACCAGTTTCTCGTATGAGGCGGCTATTCGCTTGATATCCTCAGATATCCCACCCACGGTGGAACTGAGAGCTTTTACCCGTTCGTCCAGCCTACCTACTGTTATTTCGTTGCTCTCGGGTACCATACCAACCTCCATTAAAATTTAAGTCCAAGCCCTGCGTAGGCATTCATCCGAACCGCGTTAATCTCCAAGCCGAACGACGCGCCCTGCCAGAAAATCCGGTAATCCTGCGGCAGCAGATACGTGATCAGCCCATGGATAAGAGCAGACGCAATAAAGTAATTTCTTACCCGTACCGCATCTGGGTCGGTGCTACCGAGCCACGGGTTTGTTTCCTGGAAGGCGCAAGTCTCATGGACTGGGCACGCCGACCGGATGCTGTTCGTTTGATGGCTGTCGATGACCAGCAGCGCGTCGAACGCCCCCTCCATGATCAGCGTGGTAGGAGACAACGCCGTCTGATCGAACTGAAACGCATTAGGCGATATGTCGTCAGCGTAGGCCGGTGCGCAGCTCGAAAGAACGAGCAGCGAGAGAGCAGCGAATAGTTTTTTCATCTTGAGGCTTTCACGTTAAGGTATTGGAGAACTACCCAGTCAGTTGCGACGGTCAGGTAGAAGTTGATCTGGAATGTCTTGGCGGCGGTCGTGTCGATAGCGGCGTTGCCGTTCACGACTGAACCGTAGTTCGTATTGCTGTTCAGGTAAAACTGACTGTTTGCAACGCCCTGATTGGTCAGCAAGAGCTTGTTCTGCAACGGCGAGATCGTCGTCTGATGTGTGGAGGTCAGCCCTGTGCCGCCGAACGATGGCTGCAGATATTTGCTGCCGGCACTGGAATAGTTCGTGCCGAGAAAGTCCACGTCGAGTTTGCCATAGGCCCCCATTACGTTGCCCTGGATGGAGAAGTTCGGGCCTGCGACGTAGGCAGCGGTCGTCTGCGTGAACGCCCCAGCGCCAGTCGTAACCAGCGTCGGGCTACCAGGGATCGTCGGCACGCCGCTGGTGTAAGTGTTCGAGTAGACGAGGCCGGAGGTCGTACTTGACATGGTCACGTAGTACCAGCCAGCCGCGCTGCCAGTCCATGCGCCTGCCGGGAAATACTGGTAGCTGGACGCGTAGACGACATCCAGCGCGGTGCCGTAAGTGATCGCGCCGGTCGTTACAGCGATGGAGCTGCTAGGCGGGAACACAAACGGAAGCCCACTAGCGTATAAATTCACTTCGCCGTTGACTGGCGACCAGACCGTTCCGTTGCTGCGCCAAGAAGAGCCATTCGTACCAACATCCGAGACAAACACCTCCGCGCCAGTATTGCCGGCTGCGGGTGCAGGAAGTGTGGCGAACGTGTAGGAGGGGGCGATCACTCCGCCAGCGGGGGTGATCGTCGACCCGAAGGAAATAGGCCCGTTGAAATCTGTCATGGTGTTAGCTCCAGTTAGCCAAAATCGTTACGGGGGCGTTCAGGACGAGGCCGCTGTTGAACACGACCGACCACACGAAACCATCAAAAGACAGCGTGTAGTCAGTAGTGAGCGTCTTGAGAATGCCGTTTGCGTAGACAAAATTAGCTTGATACCCGAGTGGCAACGGGAATGTCGTTTGCGCTGCTGTCGCAGTGGCACTGACCGGCACCAACGCTCGGCCAAGCGCAAGGCGCGCTTCTTCCGCGCGCCGCAGCTCGTCGCGCAGCAGGTACGCCGGCTGGTAAAACGCGCCGTTCGTTGCGCCGCCGACCAACACCGCGCCTTGATTTGCGGATAGCGACGTGACTGCGCCGCCGATGGATGCCGTGCTGCTCACCTGAACCAGATTGTTAAACGCGGTCACGCCCCACGATGTGCCGACTTGCAGCAGATCGGTGTTTTGGTCGTAAGCCAGCGCGGTGACGGCTGTGCTTGATCCTGCGAGGGTGCATTGGGCGTTGGGTTGGAATAGCGCGAGTTCGTCTTTGTAGATTTTGCCGATCTGATTGGCGCTTGCCGCCGTGGCACCGATACGCCAAAGGGCCATCGACATTTCATAGTTGGTTATATTAAACCCTGAGCCGATCTGGAGTGCGCCGTTCAGGGTGGCTAGGGAGCCGAGGATGGAAGTCCCGGAGAATACTAGGGAGCCATTTTGATAAATTGAGATAAGGTTGCCTGCGCGGATGACGGCTAGGTGCATCCACACCCCGGAGCTATAGGGGAGGAGGCCGGCTTGGCTGCCTTGTATAGATAGAGTTCCAGATGATCCGTACAACAATACCATGGGGGTGAGGGGATAGGTTGTGCCTCCTGAAGTAACTCTGCCGATTTGTATCCCAAAAGTGTTTGTTCCTATGCAGTTCAATAGAGTTTGCGTCGATCCGGAGACTGTGTTGGACATCGCCCAACCCATTACGCAGAAGTCGCCTGTCATGTCCAGATTTGCGCTGTATGGTTGAGTGAGGTTATTCGCAGAGCTGAACCCGCTATAGCCGACCAGCCCCGCGCCCGAAGCAACCGGCGCTTTCGTCAAACTGCCGTTGACGATAATACCGTTGTTTTTAACGCTGCGGTCTGCCTGCGCGAGTTGGCAGGAGATGGAATCAAAGTATGCCGTTAGGCTGGCGGTATTTTCATTGTAGTCACAGGTAATAGTGGTAGTCGTTGAGGACGCCACAAACGTCACTGATCCGCTTACTGCCGTGGCTGATGAAGAATTCAGCGCAAAAGGAGTGCCTGTAGCATCGCAAAATACCCGAATATTTGCAGAACATGTGCCTCGTCTAGCTGTGGCTGACAGCGTGTACGCTTTTCCCACGACCGTAGTAATTGCCTGGAAAAGTTGGTGTGAGTTAAGGGTGCCGTCTCCAGTAAGTACCAATTCATTTGAGGCAGTGCTTAATGTGGAATTATGTGCCGTCCAGCCGGTCGTCGCCGTGAACGGCCCAGGATTCGTCACCAGATTGCCTGATGCCGTGATCGTCTCGACCGCCGTGTCAGCCAGCCAGCAGCCGCGAATGTCGCCGACCATCCAGCCTGAATTGTAGGCGTTGGTCAGGTAGGCAACCATGCCTAACGATTCAGCAGTTGGGTTCTCTCGTACTAATGTAACTTGCGTCGCGCCAGCAAGGGCAATTTGCTTTCCCGCACTTAGGGGTGATCCAGTAGCGCCGACGTTTGGAATAGATGCTTGATTAAGTCCTGAACCTGTGAAGCCGCTTGTGATGCTTGTTACAGGTAGAGACCTAAAACCCCACTCAGCTCCCCCATACTGGTAATTGAGCCGTCCATTATTGAATGAGGGGGAGCTGCACGATAAAGTATACGCACCGTTCACCACCACACCTGTATTCTGGATGACGCTGATGCCCCCCGCAGTCGCCACGGCAATCGTCGGGATAGGCAAGCCGGTAGCCGGATCGAACGGTGCGCCGGGAAGGACTATTGCGGCGATGTCGTTGACGCTCGCATTGACTATTTGCCCGTACTTCGTACCAAAACCTACATACGCAAGACCTTGATTGCGTTGAGATATCGTTCCAACCTCCGGCCCCGAGTATGTAAGGCTGGTGTATATGTAATAACCTGAATCAGTAACAAAGTTGACTAGCACCAATGCTTGATTCGTATTCGATCCGCACCAAAGTTGGCCGTTCACAGCCGCTATACTTGATAGCCCCGTTCGTACCATGTTCGCGTTTGCTACACCGACAAACACCATCCACATCGGGCAAGAAGGCACCGTCAAGTCATAAACCACAACGCGCCCTGCTTCGGCGATGATCGCAACCTGTTCCGGGAACTGCGCCACATTGCCGCGATAAACCTGCGTCTGCGTAGGCGAACCAACCGTGCCGCCGATGGTATAAAACAGTCCGTCAGCCGTGGACTGGTAAAAGTCGCCAACCGCTGCACCGGATACCGCCCATGCTGCCGCAAGACTGGCACGCTGACCGCGCCATGTGCCGGTGCAAAGCGGCTCGTTCATCCAGCTTGTTTGCTGACACCGCCGACGCCATGCTCCGCCGTCAGAATCCTTGCTGGTGTCGTAAATGATCGCTTTGACGATTGCGCCGTAGTGCAGTGACGTTGATACCGGAACGAGAGACTCCGCCGATGACGCCAACACCGAGGCGTAAGCCGCCGTTATGTCGATGAATACCTGCACCGTACCTGCGGAAAAACTAACGAGCGCCCCTGCGTTGCTTGAGCCGGTCACGGCGGTGCGGGTCAACGTGTTCCCAGACGTGGTGTAAGTGCCCAGCCCCGTCTCCCAGTTGCCGGTTGGGTTGCCGTTGCTGTCCACCGCCTGAATAGAGTAGTAGCAAGTGCTGCCCGTCGAGCATACAGAACCGAACGACTGGAACCCGGTCATCGCCCCCGCGAGCGACAGCGGGTTTGTTCCCGTCACCGTCGCGCTCTCTTTGACGCGATCTGCAATAATCAAGGTCATACGAAGAACTCCTGCACGGTAGGTGCGGTGATGTAAAGGTTGCGTACTACGGGGGCGACGACATAGAGTTCTTGGATCAGCCCAGGCTGCTCGGCGGTAATGGTTACGCTCGCAGAGACAGTGCCGACTGCGCCCGTCGCGACGTTTCCAGCGAGCGCGGTGATCGGTGCGGCAGCGCCTGTGCCGCCAGCGCCGTTGTTCCCTGCCAGCGCTGAAGAAATGGTTGGCGCGGTTAAGCCCGCCGCGCTTGTGGCAGTAATTCCTGCGAGACTTGCGGCCCGCGCCTGAGTAATAGCGCCGACGCCGCCTGCACCACTTGCGCCGGCGAGCGACGAAGAAATGGTCGGCGTAATTGAACCGACTGCACTCGTACCAGCCACCCCTGTGGGCGTCAGCGAGGTAGACGATATGGCAGAGCCAACTGCGCCAGTCGCAGCTAGGCCAGTGACAGCAAAGGTTTTGGAGGGGATAACTGTTCCGACCGCGCCCGCGCCAGCCATACCACTGAGTGCAGCGCCTCCTGGGATGATGACTGCGCCCGTCGCAGCTGTGCCAGATACGCCGGTAAGTGCTGAGGAGGTAGACGCTGTAGCGGAGCCGACTGCGCCCGTTCCGGCCACGCTGGTTATAGCTGCAATTCTGGACGAGGTGAGCGATCCAGCCGCCCCCATTCCAGCCACGCCCATAAGCGCAGGAGATGTCGCTATCTGCCCGGTTGCTCCCGCGCCTGCGACGCCCGTGATCGCCGAGGCCGAAAATACCGAAGCTGTACCTACTGCCCCCGTACCGGCCACACCTGTCAGTGTCGAGGAGATAGACGGAGCCGCTACCCCTACCCCGCCCGTTCCCGCTACGCCGGTCAGCCCGACAGCAAGGGAAGAAACTGCTGTACCTACTGCCCCCGTACCGGCCACACCTGTCAGTGTCGAGGAGATAGACGGAGCCGCTACCCCTACCCCGCCCGTTCCCGCTACGCCGGTCAGCCCGACAGCAAGGGAAGAAACTGCTGCACCTGACGCCCCCGTACCGGCCACACCGCTCACAGCTTGCGAGTACGCTAACAATCCCGACGCGCCCGTACCGGCAACGCCTGAAATCGTCGGAGCAGTCGTGTGTGTTACGCCACCAGCCCCGCCCGTACCGGCCAGCCCCGCGAGACCCATCGCCAGCGCGAAGAGAACCGAGCCGACCACGCCGGACATGGAAACACCCGTCAACCCAACGGTGACGTTTCTGTTTCCTGTCTGCCCCGCGAAAGGGGCGCTTGCGACCGGCGAAAAGCCAAGCATGGCGAGCTACCCCTGACGACGTGGTTTAGTTGATTTGAACGAGCGCGTTGCCAGTGGTGTTCGCTGGCATGGTCAACGTGAATGTGCCAGCAGTCACCGTCTGCGCACCGAACGTGTACACGCCTATCGCCAGCGAGCCGGTCGAAGACGCGTTGTACAGCAGCACCGTGTCGAACGCGGTAGTCAGAGTCACGGTCGGGTACACAATGGAAGCCGATGGCGTCCACAGCGCACCTGTGCCGGACACTGATGGCGCAGTCGCATTTGTTACCGTTACGCCGCCTGCGGTGTACCCAGTGCCGGTCACTTCGCCTGTCGTCGAGTACGCCGTAGTAGCCGCGCCCATCGAATTGTTCGTCACAAACAGCGCGGCTTTCACCACGTCTGCGGTCGTGACAGTACGCACGCTGTTCGCGGACTGGGTACCGAGAGCGTGGGTGCCTTTCAGAAGCTCAGACTTAAAACTGGAGGGCATTGCTTGTACGTTGGCCGACATGATGAAACCTCTCTATAAAATTAATTAGCCAATGGCGGCTGTGGAACCTTCTGCCCAGACCAAGGGCTTCTTCAAAGTCATGTGAACGTCGTTCTGCACCACCGCGCCGAACAGCTTGTAGCCCGTGATGGTCGTGGTTTCGGTTTCGTTGTCGAGCACGACCTGAAACGGCTCAAGCGCCATGTCGTCGATTTCGCAATTCGTTCCATTGATGCTGCAAGTGATCTTTGCCATGTCAGTTCCTAGTTGATAGTGATGGTGCCCGCAGCCACTTGCGTCGTGACACCTGACGCGAGGGTGATCTGCAGGGAGAAGTAGCCGGTCGTCCAGGTGAGGCCGACCGTCGAGAAAGAGGGGGTGATCGTCATGCCGACAGGATCGACGGTGATGCCTGAGCCATTCGTCAGACTCAGCAGCACGTTCCCGACCTCCGGGTTCGGGTTGTCGAGGATATTCATCACCGCCGTCGCGCCGGTCAAAACAACCGGCGTGGAGTAGACCAAGAACCCGCCTGACGTGTAGGGCTGGTAGCCCGCGCTGTTGACATCGTTCAGCGCCACCGTGTTCGATGACAGCACGCTGACTGCCTCCCAGTCGCGCTCGCGCGGTGGGTAGTTGTTCGTGTTGATCTGGTTCATGCCGCCTGCGGATACGACTGATGCGCGCCAGCCAGTGACCATGCCGTGACCGTCCGCCGTAATGACAGCGGGCGCGGCGTTCGTGATGCCTGTGACCGGCACGCTCGTCAGCACGTCAGTACCCCAGCGGAGCACGACCACGAACGTCTCCCCAAGGGCGACATTCAGGCAGAGGTTGTCCAGGTAGCCCATGATTAATCCGGCATGTAGCCGACGGCGAGCTGCACGTCGTTGACGGTCGCGTAGGTTGGCGTACCGATGACCTCAAGCACTGCATAGAACGCTGGGCTGGCACCGGAGAACGCCTTCGCGCAGTCCGCTGTGGTTTGCGCAACGGTCAGACCGCCGACAGTCGTCACGTCGGTCAGGTGCAGAATGCCGATGACCTTGCCGAAATCTGCGGAGTTGATCGTGATCGCTGCGCGATCCGTGAACGTCGAACTGGCCGGCAGCGCGTTAAACAGGATCAGGTTGTAAGTGCATGTCTGCGTACCAGCGCAGTTCACCTGGGCGTCGAGTATGCGCCCTGATGTGGACTGGACGGGCGATACCGGGATCGTGATCAGGCCCCCGACGCAGTACGCGCTTGTATAAGCGGCAGCGGTGACGGTCAGGGCTATCGGGGCGAGCTTGGTGTTCTTCGACATGTTCAGCCTTAATAAACGCGTGGTCTGTAGTGAGAGCCTCCACCGTGCATCGGGATGCCGCCGTAAGCCGTGATGCGTGTCTTGTGCATGGCGCGGGCTTTTTCCTTCAGTGCCTCGCCGCAATATTCTTTGAACTTCATCTCGAAGTCCGCAGCCCTGCCCTTGTCGAATGTTTCCGCGTCCTGCTTGCTGTAGCCGCGATACTTCATCCAGTACATCAGGCCATCTTTATGCTGCTCGTCGACCTCAAGCTCTTGGTCGCCTTCGTCGGTAATCCTGTGCAGCGGCAGGCGATCTACCAGCAGCTGCACGGTGTCAACAGTGGCCGGCGCTGGGTAAAACCGCGCATACTCCGGCTCCATGCCGATAATCAAATACTCTGGCATGCCCGTTCGCCCGTCGAATCGGATACGTCGGGTACGCATATCCTCGAAGTTGATGACCTCGATCAGCCTGCCGTCCGAGACCCGGTACGCATCACGTATCTTCAGAATCCGCTTGTCGATCTTCACCCTGTCCGTGGTGAGCGTCATCGGCAGCATCGTGAAGGGCGACGTGGTATCTGCCAGCCCCCCTATCAACTTGACGAACTTGTTCTGTGCGCTATCGACGAACCCGTACACTTCTTCATCGGACCAAAGATACGGCTCTACCGTATCGTTCATCTCGGTGCGGAACATCTCGTACAGGTCGTCGGAGTTCATGCTTCGCTGCCGCCCTTGCCTTCTTTGAACTCCTGCCACAGCTTGTCGCGCTCTTTGCTGTCGAGTACGAAGCCCAGCTGCGCGGTCAGCGCCTTGATATGCGGTACGCCGGTACCCATGAAGCTGTCGCGCTTGGCGCCGTTCACCATCTGCTCGAACGCTTCCATAATCGTGGCTCTGCGGGCGACTGGGTCTGACGGCTCCCTCGACTCGAACGTCTTTGGCTCGGGTAGTTCTTCCTCCGGCTGCGCGCCGAGGGCAAGTACCTCTGGCCACATACCAGGCGGCACATGGGTGCTGACGCCCTTCTTGAACTCGACGGAGCGCCCTGAGAGGGATCGCACCGTCTTGTCTCTATTCAGTGTGAAATTCATGTCGATGGTCCTAAGTAATTAGAAAACAGGGGCCGAAGCCCCTGGCTATTCACCCAGTGAAACTTAGGTGATCTGCACTTCCTGAGCGCGTCCGTCGATGGTGTACATCACGCGAATTCGGAACTTGCCTGCTGTGGCGTTAGCCACGGTGTAGGCGAGCGTCATGCGCAGGTTCGAGCCTGTATTCGGGTCTTCCGTGACCAGAGACGTCAGGGTCAACGCTGTACGGCCAGTTGCCATCAGATTGACTGCGGATAGTAAATCCGTAGTCGAACCGGCGATACCAAGTGAGAGCGTGGCGGCGGTACAGCCGGCATAGGCGGTGTCGACGATCAGCTCACCACCCGTAATCACCGCGCCTGTTGGCATCGGGATACAGTCGAATGTGATGGTGTTCGCTACTGGGCCGGTCAAGCCGGCTTGCGTAGGGTCAGTAGCCAGGGCCACCGTGGACCCCAGCGTTTCAGCAACCAAGCTAACCGAGTCATAGACCCAATTGTTATAGTTGCCGATGAACTGAGCGACCAGCGGGTACTGGGCAGAACGGGATGCGATGAGATTCATGGCTGGTTATCCTTATTTCTGAGCGACGTAGCACGACAACACACCGAAATCCTGCACGGTGTTGTTGTTGTAGATGTTGCCGAAGCGTGGTTTCAGGAAGCCCAGGATTTTGCCGACGGCGATAGCCTGTTGGTTCTCGAAGTCGAATCCTTTTTCTTCCCACTCTGGGGCACCGATGTCTGCCATGCCGAGCGCTTGAGCGCCACAGAACAAAATCTGAGCACCTTCGACGGTACCGGACGCGCCGTACTTGGAGCCGGAAGCAGCGCCAGTGGTACACGGTACGTGTCGGAACTCGTGCAGGTAGATACCATCGATCTTGACCGAGGAACCGGAGAACAGCTTGTCGTTCACGTCCTTGTTCTGCGAGTGCCGCAAGTTCAACAGGTAGGTCGGATCGAGCTTCAGGTTCGCCATCGCGGAAGGCGTCAGGAACGCGTGGAAAGTTTCTTCGCCGCTTTCCATTACGCCACGGATGTAGTTGTTCTTGGCGGCTGCTTTAAGGCCGACGAACATTTCCCATGACACTGTATCAACTGCAGTAACAGTGCTCGACGCACCACCGGCAACCAGCACCTTGTTGGTGTTGTCCCAGCGGAATACGCGTAGATTGGTCGGCGCAGTAACATCGGCAGCGAATTCGAGGTACGGCAGATCGGAGCCAACGCGCAGTGCGCCGTTGGTCTGGTAGGCGTAAGAGATGCCGCCCAGCGTCAGGAACGCCATCTGGTCGATACGATCCGAGAGCCAGTACGCCAGCACGTTGCGGGCATTGCCACGGAATTCGACAATAGACTTCTGATCGGCGATGCGACCTTCGTGGCGGTTAGCGTGACGCAGCTGATCGACGCGAATGACCTGATCAAAGGTCTGCATCGCTTCTTCGTTGCCTTCCAGTGTGCGGTCGCCTGCGATACCGTCACCGACCAAGTCGGCGAGCAGTGTAATTACGGCGCGTGCGCCCTTTTCGGATTTCTTCAGCTCAGTGATGTGCTGAACCATCGCACCGGGGCCGTTGCCCAGGAATTTGCCGATGAATGATTGGTTACGGGCATTCTTCCAGAGATCACGACTCCACATCGTTTTCTGGTTGTTGGTCAAAAGCCCAAAATTGGTCAATGCCATTTGGCACCTCCGTAAGTTGATTGAAATTAGTCACAACTGCTGCTGTGTCGAATTTCGTCTCGACCTACGAGGTGGCCCGTATCGGGAGCCAAGCGGGGTACTACATGTTCGTGATTCTAAAACAAAAATAGATAGACTGCAAGCAGTCTATCTATTTTATTAGACTCGTAAAGCTGGGTTTAGGCGCTTAGTAGTGCGTGCCACACAGCCGGTGCGTCGGACACGCAGAAGAACGTGACCGTCTTCCCAGCCGCCAACGCATAGGCGGCATTCACAGCCAGCGCGTTGATAGCATCGCCGACACCGGGGAAGACATTCAGGCTGTTCGCTGCAGCTGCATTAGCGACGGTAATCGAATTACCGGCAACCGCAAGGGGAAGCAGAACCGAATCGCCTGCTGAGGCCACTGTAGTGACACGGGCGATCTGGGTGGTGATAGGATACCCGGTGGTCTGTCCGCCGCCAGCATGAGCTGTTACGGCATCCATGTAGGTCTCCACGAAGAACCCTGGGGTGGACATGTTGCCCCCGGCGTTTCGTGGGCTGTTCATGGCTTGTTCTGCTGCGTCTCTTGATCCGATGCTCATAATTTTCTTTCAAGTGGTTGGTACGGTTAAGTATGGGGCCGGTTACAGCTCGTCGCCCCGCAGTTTAGCTAACGTCTTCTCGTCAATAGCCGCGAAGTCCTTCTGGCTCATAGCCATAGCGCGTTCAGCGGTCAACGCGCCGCCCTGCTCGTCGCTATTCACCCCGACTTTCGTCAGCGAGGCTGGGGTCTTGTTCACTGCGTCGATCCCTGCCTTCAGGGCGGCTTCCCTGCGGGCGGCAGCAACGTCTTCTTTTTTGACGTTCGGCGTCACTTCAGTCGCGATCTCCTGCTTCTTCGTGCCGGCACCGAGCATCTTGGTTACGGCTTTCTGCAGCGCCGCCGAGGGAGCCAGCCCTTTGCGCTCGTAGGTGGCCTTCAGGTCCAGGATATCTTCGACCTGCTCGCTGTCATATGCCTCGTCGTTAGGGTTCAGCACCGGGTACGCCGACTCCAGCCGTTCCACGACGGTGTCGTAGCGCACACGCTCGACTGCGCGCACTTCCGCCTGCTGCACCTTCATATCTGACTGGTACTCGCGCACATCCCGCTCCAGACGGCGAATTTCGCTCATCTTGGCAGTGGCCTTTTCGATCTCGCCGTCAGCCAGGAGCTTGTTGTACTCCGCCTCCAGGCCGACGATCTTCGTCTCGGCGGCATTCAAGTCCTGGTTGACCTTGACGACTTGCTCGCCCTGCTTGTACTTAGCCAATTCAGCGACGAGCGCGGCGCGCTCTGCGCGCTCTTTCTTGAGGATCGCGTCGTGACGCTCGAAAGGAACGGGTTTTTGCTTCGCTTTCAGCGCTTCGGCGGCTTTCTCTTCGTCCGTCTGGTCTAACTTCGTCTCGTCGACGACCTTGTCATCTTTGAGCGGATCAACAATCGTGGCAGGATCGACTTTGTCTGCCGGAGCACCGTCGCCGAGGGTGACTTCGTTGCCCCAGTCTTCAGCGCCGCCGCCTTCGTCGCCTGCGGCGTACATGAAGAAGGGGGCGAGGAGGAATTTTAGGAGTTTGGAGTATTTCATGTCTTTGTTCCTGGTTGTGGTTTAGGTTGGCTTCTCGCGGCGATTCTGTCGGAGACCGCCTTCTCCGCTGCTGCTTTTTGATCCAGCTGCGCTTTCATGTTCATCTCTTCCCGCTTCATCTGCAGCTCTGCGTGCAGCTTCTCCTGCTCCAGCTGGAATTTCTGCTGGGCCATCTGCTGCTCGTGCTGGAACTTCCGCTCGTTCAGGGCGATCTCCGCCTGCACTTTCGCCTGCTCTGCCTGGGACTCTGCTTCCGGCCCTTCAATCGGGGTCATGGCCTCTTTCTGGGTAGCGACGCCCTCTTTCCTCGCCTTGGCATCCTTCAGCACAGCGTCCGCGTCTTTCTGCTTCGTTTCAGCCTCAGTCTTCGTGACCTCCGCTGTCTGCTGGCGCAGGGCCAGCTTCTGCTGCTCCTGGGCTTCCGGCGACTGGGAAGCTGCCTGCATCTGCTTGATGAGATCGTTCTTGTTGAGCAGCCGGGACGTGTTGATGATGAACGCGTCAGGTATGTTGATGCCGAGGTCTTTCTTCATGGAGACCGCCTGATCGAACTGGCTGTCTTCCAGCGTCTCGCGCTGCGGCACCGAACTGATCGTCACGTCGAACTCGCCCAGCATCAAGTCGTTCACGACAGTGCCGTCGGGCTGCACCTGATTGATCGTGACATTTTCTGTGCCGCCCCCAGGCGTGTCATGGGTGATGGTGAGGATGCGTTCTTCTGTGTAGAAGGTCTGTACGAGGTCCAGCACGTTCCGGGCGATCATGAAGTCCGTCCGCACCAGACTGTCCAGCGGCTTGGCGAGGTTCGTGTTGGCGGCTTTCTTCTTTTCCTGAATCGCCTTAGCCGCAACATCCTCCCTGTCCTGCCCCTGCTGGCTGTCGGTGATGCCAGAAATCGTTTTGATGCTCTCCTCGGCCTTGTAACTGATCCGGTCGAGACCCTGCGGCGTGGCGTTAGGCTGCAGCTTCTCAATATCGTCCAGTGAATTGGCCATCTCGATCACCAGCCCTGTCTCGGCCCCGCGCTGCTCCAGCTCCTCTATCGACATCGTGGCAAGCGCCCCGCTCTTGACCTTGTAGCCGCCGTTCGCGCTGCTGTTGACGACGTGCAGCTCCTGCGATGTGACCTTGTTCAGCAGCTCCTGCGGGCCGACCAGATTCTCGACCAATCCGATAGTGGTGCCGCGCCGGAAGTACGGGAAATAAGGGATGACTGTGAAGTGCTTGTATGGCGACCAGTCATCGTGCAGCACGACGTTGTCACAGATCACCGTCCAGCGGATACGTTTGACGAGCCGAGGGATGACCTGATAACCGAACTGCTGGACGACTGCGGCGATGCGGTCACGATCCCAACCCTCTGGAACCGGGCGCATATTCCCCGTTTTTGGGTCGATGAAGTGTTTCTGGCGGTCCATAATGCGGTGCTGGCGCTCAATCACGCGCAGACTGCGCACAACCGGCGACTCGTCGTATGCCTGAGCCTGCCCGCCGTAGTTGGCGTTGAATGGCAGGCCGAACCTGTCACGGATGTTGTCAATGGAGTCGTAGCCGTAGGGGTAGTAGCTGTCGTCGCGGTTGCGCAGATACTCCGCATCTTCCTTACTGTACAGGATGGCGATATCGTCGGCAGTCATCCACTTCGTGACAAACACCTCGTTCCAGCTGTCCGGGTCGTGCTCCTCGGCGTCGTTGTCGACGATCACGTTCTTCGGGTTGATCGTCTCGATCCGCACTTCGCCCTGCATGGAGGCATTAAAGTCCAGCCTGACATCAAGATACCCACGGCTGGTGATAATCCCGTCTGCGAACATGTCGCTACGCCGCCAGTCAAGCTGATTATTGTCAGATATCTGTTTGAACACCTTCGTCAGCACGTCGGCGGTGGCAGGGTCAGCGCCGGACTTAGGCCGGAAACTGATCTCTGAGCGGTTATATATCTGCTCCCCCATTACGTTGCCGATGGTGGAGATGATTTTATTGATCGTCAGCGCGGGGCGGCGCGCGGCGCGAAGGGCTGCTCGATCTGCCTCAGTCCACTGGTTGCCCTGGAAAAATTGCTCGCAGGTATCGGCTTTCAGGACGTACTGGGCATGCCCGTTGTCCCTACAGTAGGCATAGCGATACCAGACCTTTGAAGCCGACTCGGTGTTAAGGGGCATATTTTCTCTCTGCTACGCCGACATGTGCGACGCGTTCGCGCGGGTACCGCGTAATCTGTCTTTCCAGGACTTCTTGCCCTTCGCCTTCGGCATCTGCGGCGGCTCACTACCCACTGCCATCTGCGCCATCCACGCCATACTGTCAACACAATCATCGTGTACGCCAGCCGGGAAGCGCAGCATCTCATTTCTGACCGTGTCGTACCACTCGCCTGTGTGGTTGAAGCTCACCATGCCCTGCTGCATCCGGCCCTGAAGCGCCCTGCCTCGCGCCAGCTTGTCCGTAATCGGTCTGAGGACAACGATGGAGGGGTAGAAATTCGTCTCCCGCATGCGCTTTTTCAGCAGGGCCTCAATCGAGCGGTAAATCTGCCCATCCTCGACGCCAATCGTTAGACTCGCATGGTACCACTTCTTAGATAGATTTAAAATAGATTCGACGATAAAAAAAGCGTCAGCAGACTTGAACCGCACCACCTCCGCTACGTGCAGCACATCGTCGTAATCCTGCAGACCTACCGTACCGACCGTGTAATCGTTGTGAGCTTTCTCACTGATGGCGAAATCCCACGCGATGTAGACCCGGCTCTGGAGTAGCAACGGGATCGGCCCACGTTTGAACTGATCCTTGGTGAAGTAGCTGCCGTCGTCGGGTACCGGGTTCTGCTGGTACAACGCAGCCCAGAAGCGGTTGGCGATGGTCGCCTTGATCCGGCGAAGTTTAACGATATCGTAGCGGGCTTCGTGGAGGCAGTCGCCTTTCTGCCGCAGCAGCCGACCGTTCGCCGGGGCGGTGTCGTAGACGATTAAGTCAGTGTCGGTATCCAGATACTCGTCGTGCTCCGCAATCGCCGGGTATTTGACGATCTCGAACTGGTCAGCCTCCGGGTCGGCGATCATGGCCTGCTGCAGCTTGCCAGCCAGATCGTCATCGTGCCACCATGTCTGAATGACAAGTACGCCGGCACCTGGGGCCAAGCGCGTGTAAGCCGTCGAGCCGTACCAGTCCCACAGGGACTCGCGCGTGGTGGCGCTGTCCGCCTCTTCCGCGTTCTTGATCGGGTCATCAATGACCAGGATGTGCGCGCCCTTGCCTGTGATCCCACCGCCGACACCGGCTGCGACGTAGCCGCCTGTGTCCCCGGCGATAGCCCACTCTTCCGTGGAGCGGTTGTCGGGGTTCAATCGGGCGTCGAACACAGTCTGAAACGCAGGGTCGTCGAACAGGGCCTTGATCTTCTTGGAGAACCCCATCGCCAGGGAGATGTTGTACGAGCAGGCGATGAATTCGTGATCCGGGTGTCGTCCAAGGTGCCACGCCGGGAACATCTTGGAGGCCAACTCACTCTTACCATGACGCGGCGGCATCAAGAGCATCAACCGTGGGCTTAAGCCAGCCGCTACGTCGTCGCTGAACCTCTCCAACCGCCTGCAGATATCCTCATGCACCCAGCCAGCCATGTACTTCGGGTTCATGCGCCGCACGAACGACAGCAGCTTTCTGCGCGCCATGATCCGGCTCGCCATCTCCTGCTTGGCGGCGAGCGCGGGCTTAGTCGTCACGCATCACCTCATCGAACGCCACATCCTCGATCTCACCCTTGATCAGCTTCAGCAGATCGGCGTCGGAGGCTCGTTCGAGGCGCTTCATAGTGAGGTCGCCCGTGATGTTTATGTCAATTTTTTTGGTGTTTTCTTGATAATATCCGCACATTCTTCCGATTTCCCGCCATGCGCCTGTCAAAGCGGTCGGGTCGGCCAGTGTGCGAGCCATGTCAGCAGCCTCCAGGAAGCCGTCCATGACCTTTTTACGGGTCATCTGTGCCGCAGCCACGTACAGGGCTTTTTCGGCGTCGTATATCCTTAAAATCGCCGGGTCTTTTGCCAGCCGGTAACACATTGCTCCACTATCGGCATAACCCGCGCGGTAACTGGCGCTCAGGATCGTCTCGCCAGCAGCCCACTCTTTGACGAAAATTTTCTGTTTTTCGGTGAGCGGTCGATTAGGGTTTTGGGTTTCGATGATGGCGATCTTGCCGCCGTTGGTCGGTGTCTTGCGGAGCGCAGCGATGCGCTTAGCCTGCCCTTCCGGGGAGGCATTTTGTTTTGACCTTAGTCGGGGTTTCGGGGTGAGGTCGTCCCTGGCCCTGATTTTCAGGTCGGCGGGGTCTTTGCGTTTGGTCATCACGCGAGTCTAACTTAGATCGTAAATCTTTTCAGAAAAATTTTTATGAAAATTTCTGGGTTACGTCGGTCTGGGTCCCTCACCTACCCCTCGTCATCAGCCGCCCCCACTTCGGTTTCCGCACCCAGCGCCCGGATAAGGAGTCTCTTTTACCCCGGCCACGCAGCAAGGAACTCCAAGCATTCCGAACCCCGCTCCGAGTTCTTGGCGCTCGCCACCACACATCCAACCACAAGGACACGGTGAGGCTGTGTCCTTGGTCTGTCTGCCTTGGTGTTGTCTATACATTAACCAAGGAGATAGTCATGGCATCAGCACTCACCAAGGCGCAGCTGGAAGCGGAGAACGCAGCACTACGCGCAGAGATCGCGACATTGAAGGAGCAGGCGCTCAATGCTGCGTCAGTAGCAAGCTCCGTCAACCGGATGCACAAGCAGGCATCGGGTGCGCCGCAATACGTCAAACCCCAGTGGCAGATAGATCGTGCTGCCGCCATGGAAGCAGCGCGCGCGTTGGCGATGACCAAGCACGTCATTGCCAAGGTTGGGTAATTCTGCAAGGACGCGGTAAGGCTGCGTCCTTGCTCTTTTTGCTTTTGTGTTCATTACCTAGGAGAACGAACATGGAATACATCAACGTGTGGGCAGACGGGTCGTGGTGCTTCGACTCAGAACTATCAGAAATGAAACACAGGAGCGATGACGTTACGCGCGTAGCAATCCCAGATGGTGCGTGCGACGAACAGATGGACGAGTTGGCGATGAGCGCTGTTTCTTAAACCCTGCAAGGACGCGGTAAGGCTGCGTCCTTGCTCTTTTTGCTTTTGTGTTGTTCCCTATCATTCAATCACTCAGGAGAATCATCATGGCCACAGCTGTACAAACTAAAGTAATCGAAGCAATGCGCAACGCAAAGAAACAACCGATTGATCTCGGCGCAAATCTCAATCAACCAAAACCAGTTGCTGCTACCGAAGCAGAGTTGGCCGAACCAAGCATGGCGCAGATCGTTTGGGATTTGACGCGCAACATGATGCCGAGCACACGCAGCATCATCGCATACGTCGCGCACATTTCGATCCTCACCGTCGGCACCATCGGCGCGTGGAGTTTGGTCAACTCGATGTTGGTCGGGGCGGTTGCGTTGAGCGGCGGGATGTTCTTGGCCTTCGTGGTTGGCTTGCTCGCGATGTGCATCGCGGTGTGGGCCGCGTCGAAGCTCGGTCACGTCGCGGCTGGATATATTTCCTCCGGTGCGATTGATCGCCATCTGTCGAACGCTAAAGAATCGGTGCTCGGAATATTTCGCGCAGCACCTAAGACAGCGTAACTAAAACTCAGGCCGCAGAACATCGCGGCCAGTTAAGGAGAGCATCATGATTATAGAAAGTGGTTTGATCGTAGCACTCGGACTCACGTTCATGTGGTTCAAGTGCCCATGGAAAAAAAGAATGTGGATGCTATCGAATCCTTTGCTAATGGATGTCATAGTTTTCATAATGTTGAACATTTTACATTGGGGCTCATTTTCTGGTGTGATGGTCGCAGCGACTGGTTCTCTGATTTGTTCTGGACTCATAACTGTCGGACGTAAATGTCTCGGGCACATTGATGCACGGATTTATTATCCGGGGATTTGGCAAGTGGATGCAGAGGAGTTGAGATGACCAACGACACAGCGGAGATAGGCAGACTACGGATCGAAACCATATATGCGCGGCTGGTCGTTGTGAAGAACACCATCACCGACAAGCAGTACGCATTGAAACAGCTTCGACTCGCGATGGAAGAAATCAAAATCATGTTTGGCGAAAAACCGAATGAACAATTCTGAATACTACTACGACGCACCTCAAGACGACGAAGACGTGCTTGAGGTGAATTGCATCGACCCGGAACGTCAGTACAGCGGCGACCCATTCGACATCATCGCAGCGATGGAAGAGGAAACAGGATGCCCACTTACCACATCATGTGTACGCACCACGGAAGGCCAGCACTCGTGCAAATTACAGCGCGTTACAGCAAGGATGCATTAACCCTCGCGTCACGCACCGCCACCAACCTGCAAATACTGTTCGCCACCAAGCCAAAGGAGAAACAGCCAATGTAGCGACGATCAATCAAGCGGATCACAGGATATGGTTCGTTATCCTTGTGGTGATACGCAGAACACGAACCAGACCGGCAAATTGGCGCAGAGAGCGACCGGACTCGCAGCCAACCATCAGAACGTAAGCATCAAGGATAGCAGTGCTCAAAGCCAAAGCACGCCGGACGCTGTAACCGGCAAACCACACATACACAACCAAGGAAATAACCATGAACGTCATCACACCTGAAATCGCAGCCAGCATCATCACAACCAAGAAAACTCACGCCGCCAAGAAAATCACCGGCATCAAGAAAGACGCGATCAATGCAATCGCAGCCAAACAGATAGCTGCATCCGTCACAGCAATCATCAGCAACGTGCAAGAGTATCTGGACGAACTGCACACGCTCGCAGCCAGCAACGGATACTTCGCGCAAAACAGCATCGTGAACTCACTCGGATTCTACTGCTTGAATCAACTGCTGTGGAATTACCGGAAAGCAAAGGCAAAAACCAAACTCGTTGTCGCCTGCGGGATTGACCCATTCAATGACGGATCGGCTGAACAGGACGAAGCAGTAAGCAAAGCACTGAACATGGTTGAGATCGGGTTCGACGCGCAGCTGCCAACATTTGACGCAACACCATTGATCGGCATATACAAGAAATTATTTCGCGCACAGGCCAGCAACGTTATGTTCTGCCAGAAATCCCCACCACGTCAATCGATT